AGGAGTCTTAGCGACAATAGGAGTCTTAGCGACTGAAGGAATCTTAGCAGGAACCTTGACTGCAACTGGCTTCTTAACGACTGAAGGAGTCTTAGCGACAATATGAGTCTTAGCAGGAACCTTAGCGACTGAAGGAGTCTTTACCAGAATATCTTTAGCCCGACGATCGGCTGCCTTTACTGTAACATCTACGTTAGGATTGATACCCTTATATGTATAAGTCACGACACTTCGACCATCTTTCGTAGCTTCAATATCGTGGCCAGCAAGCTTCAGGTAAAGAACATGCTTAGCTGCATAGTTACCACGACCAACGGCATCATTGATCTGCTTAGGAGTAAGCTTAGCATCAGTCTTAAAAAGAGCCAAAACAGTGTCGAGTGCAGTTGTCTTAGTCATGTGTTTTTTCCTTGTTAGCGATCATCATAGGCATACTATACAGGGTCCAATGGAACATGCAAGAACTATTTTTGCATAGGTGGTATACTGGAATGCATAACTATTCGTTGGGTCCATACTCATTCGAAGAACAGAAGGGAACATCCAATTCAATTTCTTCAACATCAATCATTCCATGTTTTACTATACTATCCATCTCAGCAACAAATTCATCTGCCTTCTCCTGAGTTGAAAATACACCCATAGGCCGAGAGTCATCGTCATTCCAGTATTGAACGATGTATAGCTTCATCTCTCTCTCCGTTGTCATCATGTGAACACTATACAGGGTTCCATACCAGATGCAAGAACTATTTTTGCATAGGTGGTATACTGGAATGCATAACTACCGCAAGGACCCGTGCTATGATACGACCCTGACTGGCTGTTTGCGTGGAGGACAAGGTTCAATATAAGTTGTTAATATACATAAAAAAATAACCCTTATTTTTCAAAGGGTTATTGATAAGTCTAATGGATTGAAAGGCTTGATGAAAAGGTGCTTAGTTTCCAACTACTTGCAGCATATAGGGTAGCATAGCATTGTGCTTGTTCCTTAGACGGGAAAAACATCTCTTCCACAAAGAGTCCATCAGAGAAACAAGAGACGACGAACATACCATCCAGCTCTTCGATCATTGTTTTGCACATGGTTTTCATCTCACATCGGTGTTAAGTTTCGGTTTTAGTTGCCTAATCAACACTCTCTCAAGAGTATGAGCAGCAACTTTACCACGAACGATCTCTACAACTTCAATAATGAAGGCTTCAGTGCCGTGTTTTCGGATAGCTTGACACAATTTCCAGTTGTGGTTTTCTACCAGTGCTCGTTGGACGTGTTTTTTCCAACGACGTGTTAGACTTTTCTTAGCATTGGCTTTTTCAACATACGTCACACCAATATATATCAAAGATTGCACTTGCAACCTATATACGATGTGATTTCTGTCTGATCGTTTTTTGCGTCTCTTCATCATAGGTACATTATACATGATCCAATGGAAGATGCAAGAACTATTTTTGCATACCTGATATGTTACCACTACATAGCTATAGTAGAACTACTTAGTGAAGAAGTCTTCCACTTCATCGTATCGGTCTTGGTTATTGGTCCATGCTTTTTTCCAGTTTCGGACTTGCCTACGTCTCGGCGAATCTTTTTTCTTAGGTTTTAGGTATCCATCATTATCGGAATCATTATCGGAATCATTAAGATTTGTGTAGCGATTTTTCATGAATTTGACTCTTTCTTCCTTTCTATTGTTAACTTATTCTGGTAATAGGTCAGGGAACGCTTCTTTGACGATATTACTAGTTAGTCCTTTTACACGTTGTTTTTTCAGCAACATGTTTATATAAATCTGTGCTTCTTTTTCTTCAAGGCATTCAAGAATCTGGATAAGCAATTGTTCTTTACGTTTATCAGAAAGATTTCTCGATACTTTTGGATTATTTTTTTCAAAGAGATAAGCACGACTTAATTCTTGATGAATTGATGAATATCCTAGTCCTGGAGGTGCATCGGATGGTTTATAAAAGGGAATATTAGTAACTGTGAATTCAATATTTGGATTGAATGTTCCTTTAAGAACTTCTCGGAGGGCATAACTTGAATTGTTCTTTAGGATATTAATTTTGTCTTGACGTGAAGGTGATTTCTCAAACTCAGCAAACACTTCATATAGATTTTTCATCATTGTTTAAAACTCATCTGCAATAGGAATTAGATTTTTTAATTTTTTGTCTATCATATAGTTTAACATATTCATTCTAGTACTTGGTTTGGTATTATCATATTCACGAACAATCTTTGTTTTAATATCTTCTGGTATAAAATCAAAATCAACTAACATTTGATTGCGTTTATAGTTACGTTTCATCATATCTGTTGTGCAAAATGTTTCTGGACTATTTCTAATCCATTCTGACAACTTCTTCTTATTTATATTTTTCTGTCTTTCACCAGTTACAAAAACATTATCTGGTGATAGAAAGTTTGGAATACCATCACCACGATCACCCTTTATGATATGTTCTTTGATATACATTTGTGGGCTATCTGTTTTGATAAATCGTTTTAGAATGGGACTATATTGTTGCACACTATCATACTTTTGCAATTGTACGAAATCTTTGTCTGATGATAGAATCAAAACATCTTCATGTGGTGCAAATCGACCAGTGAGAACACCGATGATATCATCTGCCTCTGCACCCTCAACTTCAATAACTTTATGTGGAAAATATTGTTTCAGTTCATCACGAATCTTATTCAATGATTCAAAGATTGTATTCCAGTCAAAATTAGACTTTTCACGATCTCGTTTGCGATGAACTTTATAAAATGGAAAAACATCACGACGCCAATACTTTTTATTGTCACAGCAAATTACAATTTCACCATACTTAGATTTAAATTGCTTGCTATAAGACCTAAGACTATTGAGAACAATGTGCCTAACAAGATTCTCTTCAATCTTCATCTTAGGATCACTATTGATTTGCTGCATAATATTGGAGATTAATACCTGATTAAGGTCAATAAGTAACATCTCGTTTCACATCCTGTTTATTGTTTCATAGTGATATATAGCATATTTTTTGCACTTGCGATTAGCATCCGTCAATCATCTTTTTTTTCAGGTTTTTCTATCAACTGAACATTTTTATCAATATATTCGTGCATAGGATGTTCAATATTTAAACTTCTATATATCGATGCTGATAAGATCATATTAGTAAAATTGAAGTCTTTAATAAAAGATTTATCTTCAACATCAATGCCGTAGTTATCTAAACAATCTTGAATATTATCTACTATATCCGAAATAACAGCATCAGCAAATTTTTGAAGACCTTTTTCTTTTAGTTTATTAATTTCTTCAATATCTGGCAATCTCTCTCTAACTATTTTATCTTTGGGAAATTCTAAAATATTTACATTATCCGTCATTTAATAACCCTCAATATAACTGTATCACTATTTAGACGTCCCTTTGCAAACTTCTCTTTGCCTGCTATAGATTCTATCAGTTTACGAAGTGTTATCTTGCCACCAGAAGTTACTAATGTTATATGTTGATCAGGCTTCCTTAGCTTCTTTGTCAGAGATGTTTTTTCATCAAAACCCTGAATAGTGGTACCCTTTATAGACAATCCAGTGTCACTCATAGCATTAAATACAGATAATGTTCTATATTTTGTATTGAATGTCCATAGTTGTTGAGAACCAATAATATCTTTTGGATCTACACTCTTCACATTATATTCTTTATCTTCCTGCTTATATAAAACCTTACTCACAATTTGAGAAGCAGTCTTAACCTTTTTCTTTCTTGGTTTACGAGCAACTTTAGCAACCTCTACCTTAACTAAGGCAGCACTAATGATACTCTTGATAAATTCCATATACTTTTTTAGGTCTGACTTTTTCCATTTATGATAATACTCATTCAATTGTTCATCTTTACCTTTAATAGCATCATAGACTTCATCATATAGTGTCTTATAATAATCAATAATTTTCTTAGCAATAGGAGCTTTGATATCATTGACTCTGAACCATGTCTTAGCATCAAAGTCATTCTTACCATTCTCAATAAAAATATCAATTTGACATTCAAGATTGCCAATTAGTTCATGTGTTTTGTAAGACTCCTTCGGTCGTTTGGCAGTCTTTTCTTGAATAGAAATACCAGTTTTAACTTCTTCAACCACAACCTTTTTTGGTTGTGTTGTGTTAATGAGAGTTTGTAATTTATTTGTAAAGATTTCTTTAATTTCGTCAGGTAGATTGCCGCCATTCATTAGAATACGACAATTCCAGCCAATACTCAATAGATTATTAGGAGAGATCAGATTGACACGATCAATAATAGTTTTATTAGCTTTCTTACTCTTTAGATAAGAGATAACAAAACCTTTTGCATCTTCTACATTATAGAAATAATTGTACCAATTATAAGCGTGTATAATATCAATACGAGAAGAAGTGCTAGATATAGTCGGCTCATCACCCATCATCCTTTGTTCGAACGGTGTTATCCTAGCCATGTTTATATCCTCTATCGACTGTAGCT